GTCTGTGGCTAACCCATTTTAAAACAATATAACAATACAACAAAGGACAATACCATCATGACTAAAGAAATACCGCTCTTTCCAGAGCTGCCCGAAGAACCAAAGGTTGAAGAAACTCTTCCAAAACCTGTGGTTGAAGAAACACCAAAGCCAGTAGTTAAAAAGGAAGAAGAAAAGCCTGCACAAAAGGATATTCTTTTTCTTGGCATTGCTGTAAGCATTGTGGGAATCATCGTACTGCTTATCGTAGCGGGAATTGGCTTTACTCGGCTTTCAAGTCGGCTTGCTGAGCTAAATGATAAAGTCAAGGCTAACAGCGATGGGCTTGCGGTATTGGAGGGCTCTGTATATCAAGTTATCACTGCCCAAACCGCCGCAAATCAAGCTATTACAAAGCTACAAGATAGCGTAACAACATTGAATGGCAGCGTTGATAAACTTAGCATTGACACTCAAAAGAGCATTGCTGAAGTTAAAGATATCGCAAACGAAGCGAAAGCCGCAGCAAACAATGCAGCATCTAAAGCTAGCAAGAATGCTAAATACTCTGTTTGTATATCCAAGAAGCGTATGACTCTGGATCCAGTGACAAACAAGCTTCGTTATTCTAGCCAAGCCATTGAAGCATGTCGAAAGTCAGCGGGTTTGTAAAGGCTCTGCTGGGGCGTTTGGCTACAACTAAGCGTCCCAGCAAGCAATACAAAGTAGGTTCTAGACTATTACAATCCATACGAATGGAGAGATTACGATGAAACCTGAACAGTTTTTAATGTTGGCCATTTGGACAGTTTTCCCAACATTCTGTGCATTGGAAGCCGGCAACAAACACAACAGTTTATTCTTTAGAATACTGTGTGGAACATCGCTAGCCATAGCTTTAATTGGTTTGTCAGTTTGGCATGCAAATCTTTAATCTGGCTCGCCGCAAAAAACAATAATGCATGCTTACCAATGTAGATATACATAAGAGCAAATACAAAGATACTTTTTTTAATTCATACAAAGGCAGAAGCTAATTAAACCAAATAGACACTGTCAAGTATAGATAAAGCTCATAAAAGCTGCCAGCCAAGCTATAGAACACACACCTTAGTTGATATAGGGCTCTTAAATTAAAGATAAAGTGTACTTTAAATGTTAGGTTTGCCTAACAATCTGTAAGGTTAGCCTAACAAATCTAATCTTAACTATCACACAATGTAGCCAGTGCGTTACTCTGAGTGGTTAATGAGTACGCAAAGCCCCAGTATATATATCATTATAATACACCATAGAAATGGCCCTGTCAAGTTATGAGGTGTGCCAGGAGTCACAAGCCTTGTCAAGGATAAGATAAGGATAAGTCCAGGCCAGGCTTGATGTCGAGCGTCAGCTCGTGTGAGCGTAAGCGAACAGGATGAGCTCAGGCTATGATGAGGAAGAGCACTGACAGACCCTAGCCCATCTAGACCAGTTCACACCCCCTGTACGGGGGGGCCTACTACCTTATTCCATAAAGATACTAAATCTATGTAGAGCCAACCAGGTTATTTTAAAATATGGGGGTACCCTTTAATTAAAGATACTGTCATCCCCGTTATCATCATCTTCTGTAACATTGCCGTAACAATTCTATTTCAAATTGTTCCCAGTACCAGGCATTAACAAGTTCAGGGTCATAGATAAATGCTTCGGGGTCTTCCGGGTCATACAGATTGGCTTCGGCTAAAGCTTCTAATTCTTCTTTATCCCAATCTTCATAATTAGACATAATAAAAAATATTTTTCTGCGGCGAACTTAAAAACTTGAGAAGTCGTCCAGTGATACTTGCTCTAGCTTATGGTCAGGTGACTCTAGGTCTAGAGAGTACCAGTCTGGCAAGAACCAGTGCTGGCTTGTTACTTGACTGTTATATGCTTTCACTAAAGCACGTGTTAGTCTTTTGCGGGAACCATTCTTTTCGACCCACCAATCTAGGCCATCTGACCAAAAGAACTTGCCATCTGGCAGGCTATATTTTTTTACTTCCATTGTTCTTTCATTTAAAGGTTTTAAGTTTGGATCCGGCATGCTCATTGCTTCTTCGGCTGTAAGCTCTTTGGCTGGCTTATATGATTCAGCATCATGCACATCATTGGCAATGACTCTTTTGCCCATTTTGGCATGAGGGTCTAGTCTGCCTTCTATCATTATGGATTGACCTTTTTCAAGTTTAAAGAACTTTGCTTTGATTGCGGCGTCCAAATTATTGAAAGCCACCATAGGCAATTCTTCATTATCTATTTTAACTTTGCCGATTGAGCTAAAGGCCGAACTTGGTTTTGGCACATTTACTACTATTGCGGCAATGTTGTCTTGTTTAATTTTCATGGTTACTTGGCTCCTTCTACGATTATTTCTAGTTGTCCTGTCTTAGGGTTTTTTTTCATTTTACCGGTTATGGTTACTTGTGTGCCAAGCTCACCTTTCAAAGCATTGATTGCTTTAATAGGGCACTTGCCAACAAAGCCAACTAACTGGATCGGCTTTTCATAATTCGGCAGTTCTATGGCTGAGAAGACTACATTCGGCAGAATGGTTACTTGCTTGGCCAGCTTACCTTTATAAGTTTGCATTTTATTCTCCTTTGGCTTTGGTTACTTGGAAGCCAACTGCCACTGGCTATTGGCTTGGCTGATAATTATTTAGCCTAGCCCTTTAGCCTAAAGCTTTTGGCTCTAGTAACCATGATAGCAGATAGTACATGTGCTTACAACCAAAACGAGCCATATTTCCAAAATGTTACACAATTGTTACACAATCGTAACACTCCTGTAACAATTCAATGCTTTAGAGCTGCTATGTTTATTTTAACCATTCTATCTCATTTTTGTCGGATCCGCAAGCAATCAACCCACGAAAACGAAAAAAAGTCTCTAATAGATGAGAGGTGTATTATGGCCAAGTCTGATTTGATGCTTAGTGGCGACCAGGAATCCTACCTGGCGTGGCTGCTGACTCCCGAAGATTCAAGAAACCCTTCATCTAAAAAAGAATATGCCGAATTGCACGGCATGCATTATAACACGCTTTTAAGCTGGGAGAAGAAAAAACCTTTTCAAGAGCGTTGGCGTCTAGGCATTGAGGGTCTTGCTCAATCCCCCGACCGCACACAAAAACTATTAGATGCATTGTATATTAAAGCTCTGTCAGGAGATGTAAAATCCTGCGAGCTTTATTTGCGTGCCACCGGTTTCCTGCAGCAGTCATCAACTCTGAACATAAAGTCAGAGACCTCGGTCAAATCTCTCTCGGATGACGAGCTGCAGGATTTAATCTTGCAACTTTCCGCAAACAAAAAGGTTGCTACGTTGGAAATACAAAAAGTGAACAAGGAGGACTTCTCCTAGTGCGTGCTGTTTGGTCAGCTCCAGGTGTAACTGGCTTACAAGGAATAAACAATGCTTTGTTGGTGCGTCAGCTAAACACGCTCAAAAGAGAGCTTAGCAAGCAAAACGACCAACTGCTGATTGAGCACCAAGACGAAACAATCGTTGATGGCGGCGATTCAAAATCAATTCAATTTCACTATTTGCTTACACCACCAAATGATGAAATAGGCTTTGCTGGTGCATTTAATGGAACAACAGTAACTGGCCCAACCCTTACTGCATTTGATGCCAATGCCGGCGTAACAGGAACATCTGACTATGTATTTAACTTGAGACGCGACATTCTCAAGAGAGAGAATTTGAGGAACTTCTAGTGGCAACCGTCATACAGGTAAGAAGAGATACGCAATCTAACTGGAACACAAACAATCCAATATTGCTTGCTGGTGAAATAGCTTTTGAGTACGACACTGGTTTAGCAAAAATTGGTGACGGCGTTACCGACTACGTTAATCTTGACTACTTGACACAGAACACGGGCCCAACAGGGCCTACCGGTTACACAGGGCCAACGGGCCCCACCGGACCTACAGGTGCTGCATCAACCGTGACTGGCCCGACAGGTTATACCGGCCCGACAGGTTATACGGGTCCTGCTGGTACTGCTGCGGCTACAGGAGCTACGGGCCCGACAGGTGATACCGGCCCTACAGGGCCTACAGGCTCTACTGGAGCTACTGGTCCACAAGGAGCTGCAGCAGCTACAGGAGCTACGGGCCCGACAGGTGATACCGGCCCGACAGGGCCTACAGGCTCTACTGGTGCCACTGGCCCTACTGGAGATGATGGGCAATTTAATATTACAGGCCCTACTGCTCCAGCTCCTCCAATTGTTGGAGAAGTTTGGTATAACTCAGACAATGGACGCACGTATATTTATTATGATGATGGTTCAGGTGCACAATGGGTTGAGTTTGGTAACGCAAACGTAGGCCCTACAGGCCCTACTGGACCCACGGGCGCTCAAGGTGGTACAGGCCCTACTGGCCCAGGTTCTGCATTTGACGGTTTTACTGAGACTGGACCCACTGGCACAATAGGAACAAATGCCAACACCGCATACGGTGCAGCTGCAATGAATGAGACCGGTCCGACCGGCGCAAACAACACAGCAGTTGGTTTCAATGCACTCAATGCAATAACAACAGGTGCAAACAACGTAGCAGTAGGCGCAAACACACTTGCTTTGTTGACTACCGGTCAATCAAACATTGCAATCGGCAGAAACGCACTCGATGTTTTGACCAGCGGCAGCAACAATATTGCCATTGGCTTAGACACGCTTGGTTTAAACCAAACCATGAGTTCACAAATTGCAATAGGTGCTGGAGCCTTAGCAAACTCCACTGCAGCTTCTGGTGGTGCTAACCTTGCAATAGGTGGTAGTGCCCTCAACGCCATGACCACTGGTCATCAAAACGTTGCTATTGGTGGTGGCGCAATGTTCCAGGCTACTGTTGCAACTAACACGACTGCAGTAGGTAGATTTGCTGCCGCATACGTCACTACTGGTGACTCAAACGTCGGAGTTGGAAACTACGCAGCTGGTGGTGTAAGCACTGGTTCGAACAACACATTCGTAGGTGCTTTTGCAGGTATCAATACTTCGTTTACCGCTGCAATAACTGGTAACCAAAATGTTGGAATAGGTGGTCAATCACTTAGAGCCTTGACTTCTGGTGGACAAAATACCGTTGTTGGATTCCAAGGTGCAAACAAAATCACTACAGGATTTCAAAACACCGTCATTGGTACAGAAGCATTATTAAACGAAACCACTGGTTCACGTCATGTTGCAATTGGTTATCAGGCATTGCAAACCTCCAATGGCTCACAAGCAAACATAGCCATTGGATCCGAAGCAGCTAAAGCATTAACGACTGGTGGAGATTCCGTATTTCTTGGTTATCAAGCAGGTACTGCAATTACCACTGGTAGTGCAAACCTGGCATTCGGCAACCAAGCATTGAAGACCGCAACGACACAAAGCAACTTGATTGCAATAGGTGGCCGCTCGCTAGAAAACAACACTGGCACCAACAACATTGCAATAGGCGTTCAAGCATTGCAGACTAATACTACTGGAGTAAGCAACGTTGCTATTGGTTATCAAGCGCTTGTTAATAACACCGTTGGAACACAAAACATAGCAATTGGCGCTTCCCAAATGCAAAACAATATTAATGGTGGAAGCAATGTTGCGATAGGAAGCAGTGCATTAAACGCAAATATTAGCGGCAGTAACAACACCGCAATAGGCGTCAACGCACTCTCCGCAAATACCACTGGCAACGCCAATACTGCACTTGGTGCTGGCACGTTGCAATCTAACACAACAGGTAGCCAGAACATGGCAATAGGCAACGGTGCAGGACTAAGCAATACTACAGGTACACAAAATACTTTTATAGGCGTTGAAGGAGGGCAAACAACAACCACTGGTTCAAACAATACCACCATTGGTTTTGATGCCGAACCAACATCAGCAACTGTTTCTAATCAAATAACTCTTGGTAATACAAGCGTTTCTAATTTTAGAATTCCAGGTATTGGTTTAGACGCAACAGATGACCGCTTCAAAACAACTGGTCATTATGCTGGCTCTGCTCCAGTAACAATAACAGCAGACCACACGGTTGCAGATTCAACTTACTGGTTAATAAACAATAAGTCTGGTTCAGCATGCGTACTTACGTTACCAACGGCATCAGATTGGACTGGTAGAATATTAAATGTACATAACTATCAAGCACAAAATGTTGATTCAGCATCTAGCAACGTAGTTCCATCAGGTGGCGGATCCGCAGGAACTGCTATACTTACCAATACCGCAGGCAAGTGGGCAACACTTGTATCAGATGGTACTAACTGGATTATTCTTCAAAATAATTAGGAGATTTAGATGGCTATTAACTTTCCAACATCACCAGTAGACGGTCAAGTATTTACCGATGGCGACCACACATGGGTTTATAGTTCTTCTGTTGGTGCTTGGAATCTTGAAGCTCAAACTGTTACCGGGCCTACAGGCCCTACTGGCCCTACTGGAGCAGCATCAACCGTAACAGGACCTACCGGCTCAACGGGCCCAACAGGCCCAACAGGCCCCACCGGTGCAGCCTCTACTGTAACCGGACCGACGGGATATACAGGCCCTACCGGATACACAGGCCCAACGGGTTATACAGGCCCTACCGGTTACACAGGCCCTACCGGCTACACAGGTCCTACCGGCTACACAGGTTCTACTGGCCCTCAAGGTGATACCGGCCCGACAGGGTACACAGGTCCAACGGGCTACACCGGCCCTACTGGATATACTGGGCCTACGGGATATACAGGCGCAACAGGCGTCACTGGCCCGACTGGCGCACCAGGACAATCATCTTCATACTTTGACTACAAAACAAATACAACTGCAACTTCTGGTGACCCCGGCAACACATACTTGCTTTGGAACAATGCCACACAAATCAGCGCAACACAAATCAACATAGATGACATTGACAAAGATGGATTTGACGTTCACATCTTTTTAAACAATATCAAAGCTGGCGATGAACTATTCATTCAAGACGCATCAGATTCAACAAACTTTCAAGAATGGTTAGTGACTGCAGATGCAGTAGACCAAGCAACGCATGTTGAAATTGCCGTTTCCTATGTAACGTCTGGTGGCACTGGCACTACAAACTTTGCCAACAACCACAACGTACTGCTTATCATTCGTGATATCGGTGCAACCGGCCCTACAGGCCCTACAGGTCCTACTGGTGCAGCGTCTACTGTTACAGGCCCTACTGGCCCTACGGGTGCAACAGGGGCTCAAGGCTCAACTGGCCCTACGGGTCCACAAGGCGCAACGGGCCCGACTGGCGCTACAGGCCCAACGGGCTACACTGGCCCTACAGGCGCTACAGGTGCTGCTAGTACTGTTACGGGCCCCACTGGTTATACGGGACCGACTGGTTATACAGGCCCGACTGGCTCGACAGGTTCAACAGGTGCGACGGGACCGACTGGTTACACTGGCCCTACTGGGTATACGGGACCGACAGGGTACACAGGACCAACGGGCTACACTGGGCCGACTGGATATACAGGGCCTACGGGTTACACTGGGCCCACGGGATATACAGGGCCTACTGGATATACGGGCCCGACTGGATATACAGGACCTACGGGTGATACTGGCGCTGCTTCAACAGTGACAGGCCCCACGGGACCGACTGGATCCACGGGTCCTACTGGCGCTACGGGTTCTACTGGACCTACGGGCCCAACAGGACCTACTGGTGTAGTGGATATAGAACAAGAAAATACTATAGTTGGATTAGAAGTTTTGGGCGGATAATAAATGAGAAAATTTAGTCCAAGAACAAGAGTAGGATATCCATCATCAACTGTTGCATCGGTAAAAAATTGGTTACCTGGTGGAAACCAGTTGGTTTATGCTACAGAAGTTTTAGCTGACAGTCCATATTTTTATTGGAGACTAGGAGATGCATCAGGAACGACCGCAACAGATTCATCTGGTAATGGTAGAAACGGAACATATACAAATACTCCAACACTTGACCAAAGCCCGCTAATAACAGTTGATAAATCTATTGACCTAAATGGAACTGATGAATATGTTGCTTGGACTACAACTGCGGCACTAACTGGAAACTTTACAATGGAATGTTGGATTAGACCAGATAGTTTTACTTCTTATCCAGGTTTAATAAGCGCATGGAATGCTAACTCAAGTGGAAACTATGGTTCACATTTTACCATAGACACTGGCGGTACAGTAGAAATATACGCAGCAAATAGCACTTTTACTAACTGGTCATATACCGATAATACGGGGTACGTATTGTCTACTGGTACGACTTATCATTTGGTTTTTGTTAATGATGACACAAACAACACTGGATACTTGTATGTGAATGGAGTTTTACAATATACTGCTTCTTCTAAAACCACAGCAATGGGTTTATGGAATACTGGTAAAAGAATGAACGTTGGCGCTTCTGCTCTTAGCCCATTATCAGGAGCTTTTGATGGTAAAATTGACGAAGTTGCAGTATACACAACGGCATTAAGTGCAACAAGAATTTTGCAACACTACAATGCTGGAGCATTAGGAGTTCAACCATGACAATTAATTATATAATATTTTCTGCTGATGAGCTTAATAAAATAAACTTTGAAGAAGTTTTAGAGGATTCTGTTAATACAGTCAGAAAATCTTTAGATGGTACATTAACTTTTGTTAAGTGGGAAGGAAATATTCCACCTTCTGTAAAAAATCTTCAAACAAAATCAAATGTGTATTCTGTAGAACAAATAAAAGAAATTATTAACACTTCTGAATGGAATGAAAGGTTGTAGATTATGGCAACATACAGTAAGATATTGTTATCAGGTAGCACCCAAGGCAAACAAATAAAAGTAGCGGCAACTGCAACAGCTGGAACACTTATACACACAGCTGTTACAGGAACTACTGACCTTGATGAAATTTGGCTTTATGCAGTTAATTCTTCAAGTAGCACTGTAAAACTTACTATTGAATGGGGTGAGGCATCAGCACCTGATGGTAACATTGAGGTAAGTATTGCTGCAGAAGATGGATACACATTAGTTGTTCCTGGCTTACTGCTTCAAAACGGACTTGTAGTTAGAGCATTTGCATCTTCAGCAAACGTAATTCTAATAAATGGTTACGTTAATAGAATTGACGCTTAAGAAAAACAAATGGAATTAGAAGACCTAGTTAATGAGTATCAGTTTAGGCGTTGTCGTGGCAAAGAAGGTGCCACGGCAGAAGAGCTTGCTAAAGCGTTTTCTTTTTTCTGTGAAAATTATGTTTACATCAAACATCCAAACAAAGGCAAAATTAAACTAGAATTGCGTGAAGCGCAAAAAGAAGCAGTCAAAGCATGGTTAGAAAACAGATACTCAATCGTGTTAAAAGCACGTCAGATAGGATTCTCAACTCTGGCAGCGGCGTACTCTTTTTGGTTGGCTTTCTTTTGGCCAGACCGTTTCATCGTTATGTTGTCAAAGACGGAAAGAGAAGCAACAAAACTTCTAGCCAAGTCTAAATATATTTATAAGTTCTTGCCAGACTGGATGAAAAAATCTGGCCCAGAGCTAGTGCAAAACAATGTTTTAAAGATGACATTTAATAATGATTCAGTTATTGAGTCATTGCCATCAGCCAATGAGCCAGCCAGAGGTGAATCCGTTTACCTGGCCATCATTGACGAAATGGCCTTCTTGCCCAATCCAGAAGAAGCCTGGGCATCAATAGAACCAATCGCTGACGTTGGCGGTAGAGTCATCTGTCTGTCAACCGCAAAAGGTGAAGGAAACATCTTCTACCAATTGTGGCAAGGTTCGCAAAATGGAACTAACAGGTTCCGTGGAATCTTCTTTCCTTGGTCAGCGGCAGAACGTGACCAAGCTTGGTATGATGCACAAGCCGCAGAACTACCAGACTGGCAGTTACACCAAGAATACCCGTCAAATCCAGAGGAAGCGTTCATTCGTTCTGGTAGACCAGTATTTGATTTGGATATTTTAAAACAAATGGTAGTGATGCCCGGCAAAAAGGGTTTTCATAAAAAGCTTGAATCAGGCAACAATACATTTATTTTTGAAGCAGTAGGTGGTCCATTGTCAGTTTGGGAAACACCACTTTTTAATTCTGTATACGTTATTGGTGCTGACGTAGCAGAAGGCCTAGCCAGAGGTGACTATTCCTCAGCCCACGTCATCGATGCCAAAACAGGCGTAGTTGTAGCCCACTGGCACGGTCACGTGGATCCAGACAAATTTGGCGAAGAGATACTTTATGCTCTTGGCTATTATTATAATAAAGCTTTGATTGGAGTAGAATCAAATAACCATGGTTTAACCACACTAACGGCTTTAAATAAAATAGGTTACACCAATCTTTATCGCCAGCGTAGACTCAATCAACGCAATCCAGAAGCCACAGAAACATTGGGTTGGCGCACAACAACCTTAACTAAACCATTGGCAATAGACGAACTAAACGCAGGAATAAGAGACGGTGCTGTAAGTTTAAAATGTGAATATACGATTGCTGAACTCAAAACATTCGTTCGTGATGACAATGGCACAACCCATGGCTCACCCCACGACGACAGAGTCATGAGTCTAGCAATAGCAAACCAGATGCTAAAATATGTATGGTTGCCAGAATATAGGCCAAAGCTAGAGCCAGTATGGGGCACTTTAGATTATTTTTCTACTAAAGTTAAAAAACCAAAAGTAGAAAAAGAAGCACCAATCGGCGCAAATAACTGGTATTAACGAAAAAAAGTACACAATAGGTAGGAGATAAAATGAAATGCTCTAACTGCGGTGCAGAACTAAAGACAGAACAAGACAAAAAACGCGGTATTTGTTTTAAATGTCATGTTTCGGAAGTAAAGTTTGGTTTTAAATCAACCGGTTATGGTCGTTCTAACTGGAATGAATCAACTATCAGAGAAACCCAAAGGATGTATGAAGCAATGCCTAACGTAGAAAAAATCTCAACAAGGAAAGAGCTAATCTAATGGAGTGGCTGGTTCCTATTCTCGTGGCCATCATTGGTGGCCCTTTGGTAGTGGTAGTCCAAAAGCTGAGAGAAGAGAATACGTCCCAGCATGCAGAGGCACGTGACCTACTTCACAAGCTAGCACATAAAGTCGACAAGGTTGATGAAAAACTCGATGGTCACATAGAATGGCACCTTCTAAAAACAAGGAGAAAAAAGAATGAAAGCTAAAGGTAAAATGGCTAAAGGCAAAAAAGGCCCAAAGCTAGGCATAATGATTATGGTAGGCGACACTCCAATGGGTAAAGCTTACGGCAAAGCAAAAAAAGAAATGAAAAAAGGAAAGAAAAAATAACATGGCAAAGAAATCAATGAAGCTTGGTGGAGGCGGACGCTTTGCCAAGTTAGAAAAATCCTTGAAGGGGAAAGTATCGGATCCAGCCGCAGTTGCTGCCTCAATTGGCCGCAAGAAATACGGTAAAGCTAAATTCCAAAAGATGGCCGCTGCTGGACGCAAGCGTGCCTCAAAGAAAGGTAAATAATGTTAACCTATACAGACGTGCTTAACAGCAATCAAACACCATATCCATTTAAAACTTTTAATTGTGCTGATTACACGGATTGTGTTATCAAGATTAAAGGCACATGGGGTGGAACTATAGAATTTTACGGTGACAACACTGACGTAACTGGCTTTTCAGATTTATTGGCTG